ACGGACGACAGCCTGTCCTACTGTATGGTCTTTGTGCAGAAACTTTCTAAACTAGACGATGCAGCTTTGTATCTGGAAAAATCCAATTACTATGAACACTTTCCAGAAGAAGTATACGATGCTTTAGTGCTTGACAGAAGGAGATTAAGAGATGGCAATGGGCAAAGCAAAGATGGCTAAGAAGAAAATGCGTGGCGGCGGCATGATGAAAAAAATGCGCGGTGGCGGTATGGCAAAGAAAATGCGTGGCGGCGGCATGGCTAAGATGGCTAAGAAGAAAAAAATGATGCGCGGCGGTATGGCTAAAAAGAAGAAGTAATGCCATATGTTGCAAATTCGGAAATACATGGACTTGGTGTTTTCGCGGATAGGGACTATGCTCAAGGAGATACAATTGAGCTTTGTCCTTATCTGGTCGCGGATTATAATGACGTTGGAGATGAGTGTATCCTCCATGACTATATGTTTCACACGCCTTATGTCGATACCAAAGAATATTATATCCCGCTTGGCTTCGCTATGGTCTACAATCATAGCGCAAGTCCAAACGCTGAGTGGGACATTGAAGACGAAGATGAACGCTTTGTTAAGTTCTATGCGCTTAAAGAAATAAAGCAAGGCGAAGAAATACTTCACGACTACGGTGAAGAATATTGGGAAAGCAGAGAAGATGCCTAATCTTCAATCGACAAAACTTACAACAGAAGGCAGCACGATTACAAGCACGTCTTCAGGTGCTAGTGCTGATGTTGTGTACACAGTTCCTACTAACTATAGTGCTATTGTCAAGTTTCTGCATTTGAGCAATGGCACAGCCAGTGCTAAAAAAGCATCTGTGCAAATTTTTGATGCAAGTAGTAGTTCCTATAAATTTTTAGTAAATGCTTTATCTATGTCTGCAAACACCGTACACGACGTTGTTGCCGGAAATGATTTAGCATTACATCAAGGTGATAAGATTGTAGCGTTTATAGAGGCGGGTATGACATTGGATATTGTTGTATCCGTGCAGGAATATTATGACCCCGCAAGACAAAACTAGGAGATAGGAGATGGCACGTGTCTCTAAAAAAACCCCCGCTAAAAAGAAAACCGCACAAGCTAGGACGAAAACGAAACAGGCTAGAACGGTTAAACTTGCGGCGGGTGGTGCGCCAAAGAGCAAAAGCAGAGTTAACGAAGCTGGCAACTACACTAAGCCCGGAATGAGAAAGCGGCAGTTTCAGCGCATCAAAGCTGGTAGCAAGGGCGGCGCACCCGGACAGTGGTCGGCGCGTAAAGCCCAGATGTTGGCATCAGCCTATAAGAAAGCAGGGGGCGGTTACAAGTAACCATGATTCACGTTTTTCTCCTGTTTGTCTACGTTGGCTTCGGGGAAAACGAGAGACTAATCAGCAAAGACATGTACTTTCGTAACTTGAACGAATGTGTGTGGTATGCACAAACATTACATAGGCAGGGAAAAAAGATAACTGCTTATTGCTTACCCAAACTGGTGGATAAGGATACGAAGGTGTACTGATGTTGGCAGAACTGGCAGCGGCTAATGCGGCATTTTCCGTTATTAAGCAAGCCGTACAACATTCTGGCGATATCGCCAAAGCTGGCAGTGCAATCGCTAAGTTTGTAGGTGCCAAAGAAGACCTGCAGAAGAAAGCTACCAAGAAGGGCGGTGGCTCTGACCTAGAAGAGTTCATGGCCCTTGAGCAAATACGTGAACAAGAAGAGCAGCTAAAACAGATTATGATTTATGCAGGTCGGCCCGGACTGTGGCATGATTGGCAAAGATTTCAAGCAAAGGCACGTGTAGCACGTAGAGAAGCAGAGATAGCGCGTAAACAAAAACTAAAGCATCACTTTGAAGTATTTCTTATTACTGTTTTGTTTATTGTGGGCCTGACTGTTTTAGCTTGTATTATATTACTTATACTACACTCACAAGGAAGATTGTAATGGCACTAGCTAAGTCTCAACGAAGTTTGAAGAACTGGACAAAGCAAAAGTGGCGTACCAAATCTGGTAAGCCCAGTGCAAAGACAGGTGAAAGGTATTTACCGGAAAAAGCAATAAAGTCCTTGACATCAGCCGAATATGCTGCTACAACTAGGGCTAAGAGAGAAGGAACGCGCAAGGGGAAACAGTTTGTACGCCAACCTAAATCTATTGCTAAAAAGACTGCAAGATTTCGCAGAGGCGGGTAATGACCCACGTGACGTGCGGTTAGCTGATATAGAACCAGACATAGAGCAGCGCGTATACTTAATTAAGAAAAAACTATGGGAACTAAAAAATGTGGACCGCACTAATATCACCGATAGCAAGTCTAGCAGGGACATGGCTTGAGGGAAAGGTTGAAACTAAAAAAGCAGAAACCGCATCTAAAGTTGCAATCGCAAAAGCCGAAGCAACCATTATGGAAAAGAAAGCTACGGGAGAAATTGATTGGGACTTAGAGGCGATAAGGGGGGCTTCCTCTAGCTGGAAAGATGAGTGGCTTGTAATTTTGTTTTCGGTTCCCCTCATACTAGCTTTTATTCCCGGTATGGAAGGTGTAGTGGCTCGTGGCTTTGAACAACTCCAAGCAATGCCTCAATGGTATCAATATTCCTTGGGCGTTATCGTTGCCGCTTCTTTTGGCGTACGTTCAGCTACAAAATTCTTTGGAAAGAAATAAACATGGCAAAGAAAACAAAAAAACTACACCCCGGCGGGTTTTTAGGAAAAGATAGAACAAGAGATTTTTTAAAAGCGCAGAGAAAGGCCGCAAGAAATTTTGCAAACGCACGTCGTCAACAAATGATGCCAACTGCTGGTATATCACAAGGCCGTCCTGCTATTGGCCGCACACCTATGCCCGGCCCTGTCCCAAACGCAGCGGCCATGAAGCGTATGCAAAAACTAATGCGTCAACAACAAGCACGATTTAATGCAATACAAAAAGCACGAAGTATGCAAAATCAAGGTAATTCACGAATGGCGACTGCGCCAGTTCAAATGATGAATAATTTACCTGCTGCTGTAAGACGTGCAATAGAACGTGGGCAAGGTTTTACAAACCAACAGTTGCGTGATGCAATTAGTAACAGTCGTAAACGTCGCCGACCAAACAGAGATATTAGAAACCGGAACCGTACACGTGCAACTGGTCTTCCAGACGCAAAATATTCATAACACACAGGAATGACTGATGGCAGAAGTGACAATGGAAAGAATACTTCAGTGGAAGATACTTCCTCGCTTGATGATGCTTGGGATGTCCTTATCGGCTTGGCGGGTAGTGGAGTGGTTTATGACATTACCAGACCCTACGTCACAGCAAGCAGCACTTGTAAGTGTCGTGACAGGGGCTATGACAGGTGCCTTTGCGGTATGGATGGGACATGAGAAATGAAATACAATAAAGACGATTTAATTAAAAAGCTGATTGCCCATGAAGGTCTGCGCCTTGATGTGTACAAAGACACGCTAGGCATCAACACAGTGGGCATTGGCCGTAATCTGGATGACCGGGGTATCACTAAAGAAGAACTAGATTGGATGGACTACCCTTCCATTGATTATGTTTTTTCTGATGGCATCACCGAAGCAGATGCTATGTACCTCGCACAGAATGACGTACAGATAGTCGAGGAAGAACTCCTCCGTGCGCACCCTTGCGTAGAGGATTTGGACGCTGTACGTCAACTTGTACTTGTGGATATGGCATTTAACCTTGGTGTTCCGCGCCTTTGCAAGTTCAAAAAAATGTGGGCCGCTGTACACGCAAAACAATTTGACGTAGCGGCAAAAGAAATGCTTGACAGCAGGTGGGCAAATCAGGTAAAATCACGTAGTACAAAACTCGCCCATGCCATGCATCACGGAGAGTTTAATGGCTAGAGAGTTGACAGGTAAACAAAAAGCGTTTTTGCAAGTTCTGTTTGACGAAGCCGGTGGTAATATGGTCACGGCTAAAAAACTGGCTGGCTATGCTGATACCAGTTCTACAGCAGAAATTGTAAAGGGTCTGAAGGAAGAAATCCTTGAGGCCACACAGATGTACATGGCACAGAACGCACCGAAGGCTGCAATGGCTATGACAGGCGCATTGTATGACCCAACTGAACTTGGCATCCGTGACAAGATGTC